AATTTCCTGCATCTGGCGGTGGCTAATACTAGTTGAGTAGCCCTGGCATTTGCAACCTACAACTGTCATAATTGGTTTAGCAGTAACTCGGTCGTAAATGGTTATTGTAACGTCATCTTGTGTTAGGAGGTTATTTACAAAAGGTACGTTGCCACCTGTTCTGGCATGGGGACCTGAATCTAACACGCGCCAGCCGGAACAGGATACCGACACTGCTTCTTGAGCAGTGTAACCTAGTTCAGCAGGTCCGAGGCGACCTAGAATGAAAACTGGGCTAACGTCATACACTAATGAGTACGACACCTGACTAAAAATGCCAATACTCCTACCACCAATAGCGATGATGGCTCGTGCGCCATGCATCACTTTATTGCTAGTATTGTTGCCTGTGATCGGTGGGATAGCCATTGTTTTTATCCTTTACTTGTTACTGAGCCTGAATACCGGTCTGGCTCACTTGTGAAACAAGGAAGTTGATCGGAATGAAATAAATTGCACCGGCAAGCTTAACTTCAAGACTTACAATAAGAGCGGGTCCCGCAATCTTAACTACGATATTCTTATATCCAGCTGGCGCGTCGTCTGAACCTGCGATTAGCTTTAGACGGAGAAAGTCGTTCATAATCCCCTGTAGAAAAGACATTGCAGCAGTAGCCGATACATCAGCGATTGACTCGCCTAGGAAAGCGTCCTGCATACGCTTTGCTGTGGTAAGAGCAATAACGTCAGCAACGTAAATAGCCTGCACGCTATTGAATACAAAGTTATTGTCCTTACCATACGTGGTCTGATCTGATTGCCACTTCCAGGGCCCAGACTCTGACTTGTAGATAGGCATCAGGCCTGAGTTGAGTGCAGTTTCAGTATTGCTATCGCTCTGGTCTGAGTAATCACCGGCTGCTTGTAGTGCGCCAATGATGTTGATCCCCTTGTTGAAGATCGCTTTATAGAAAGCAGCTGCCTGCATTCCGGCTGCAACTACGGCACCCATCCATGGGGCGTACTGGTTAATGTTACCAAAGCTATCAACGTTCTTAACGTCCTGGAACACCATTGAGCAGCGGAAGGAAGCAATGTTACCAGCTGCAAGCTGGGCATTGGCAAAGGTATCCTTCTTGCTTAGGAAGGCCTGACGATTCTTGCGACGCTTTAGAGTTGATAGAGCTAGAACGTGACCGCGTGCGTATGCATTGATCGAATCTACCGTATAGCTAGAAGTCGGGTCAGTTAGACCAAGTGAAACATCTAGTCCGAAGTCTCTTGAGAAAAGAGGGACCAGGAAGTTGCCACGGATCTTTTCGCATGCATCAATTGCACCTGTAACGTTCAGGTTTGAGGTACCACCCCTGAGCCCGCCAGTAAGATAAACAGAGGTAGCAGTAAGTCCTGGTAGACCAATAGCCGAAGGAACTGGGGCAGTGGAGGTACCGGGTAAGCCAATACCAATCTGAACCGTCTGGCTTCCTGCGCCTAACTTGGTGAAGAAAGCGTATCCATCCTTCTTGATACGACCGTTCTGTGCACCAAATACAGTGACAATGTTGACTCCAGTTACAGTATCAAGAGTGCTGTACTGCGGAGTGCTCGTATTGGTGCTAAGAGTAACGCAAGGCAGTTGGCCGAGAGTCACTGTTCCTACAGAGCAGGAATACCCAGTCTGTGCATTGATGAATGCAGCAAGGTCGTTGAGGGTTGCAAAGTCTTTTAGGTTTAGTGTAAGACTGATACCTGCTCCACCTGTAACGGTAGTGATTAGCTGGATGTTGTTAATAGTCAGCGTAGCGGTAGTACCAAGATAACCAATCTTGAGTGCGATATCTCCACCGGCTGTAACGATATCTGAGATACCGTCAATCTGACGAGTAACAGTTAACGTTGGCTGGTATTCGGTAAAGCTACCCAATGAAGTAGGGGCTGCTGCTTTCGATACCCAAGTAGCTTGAGTAACTGTACCTAGCTGGAATACGTTACGTGAGAGTAGATCGGTTCCCGAAGTTAGCTCTGCTAATTCTAGACTCTTACCAATACCATCGACTGCTGCACCAGCTGATAGAGACAGAGACATTGGCTGAAAGGTGCGGAAGTTAGTTAAAAGAGTTAACGTAAAGGCAACGGCAGTGGTAGGAGCAGTCACAGTTCCTGGAGTACCAAGATAATCTGAAATCTTGGTTGCCGTAATGGTAGTAGCAGTAGCTGCCGTAACAATCCATCCACCACGGTTAGCAACCGCGAAGTCAATTTGGGTATAAAGCGAGTCACCTACAAGAGGCGTAGTATCCCAAGCTGCCTTACCAGTCAATGTAAAGACGGTTGCGTTTGCAACGGCTGCATTGACTGCTACTGCGGGCGCCCCAGTTAGGTTAGCTATTGAGCCGCGATCTCCACCACCGGCTCCTGTGATGCCAGTTAAGCCAGAGAAAAAGCCAGCGACCTGGAAAGGAAGAGAGCCAGCGGCAATACCTAGCACCTGAGGTGAGCCACCGTTTACAACAACATAGACGTAGAGCAGACCGGCTGAAGGGACCCAAGTGAATAGACCGGTAGTGGGGACAGCTTCGGTAACGTTAGGGTTTACTGCAAGATAAATTAAGTTACCTAGCTTACCAAAAGACTTATCAGCGATAGTAGCATATGCGCCACCACCTACTTTAAGTAGAGCAGCTGAGGCGCGAGAAGGAACATTGGTCTTAACAAGGAAAATCTTGGAGGGGTTACCAGTAATACCGGGATCGTTAGCGGGACGAGAAGCTGCCTTAAATGCGTCTACTAGTGGTCCACTCTTATACTTGGCAATTACGTCAGTTGACTGGTCGGGACCAAAGCCGTTTAGTGTAATGTCGCTCTCTAATGTATAGTCAGGACCGGCATCTGCTTCACCAACAAGCATAACGACGCCGTTTGCTGACAGGCCGCTGTTTGCGGTCTGCACAGCGATCGAGGGATACGCACCCGGAATAGTAAGCGTAGAGCCAGTAGCTGTTACGTATGATTGTGCCATTTAAGTCTCCTAACTGTATGATAGATTAAGTCTCTTACTTACTTTATTGGAGCCTTAAGGCCTGCTGGTTTGGGTGGCACCTTGATACCAACACCTGGGATCTTAGGTATGCTATTTCCTGCTGAAGTAAACTTACCGGCAGGCATAAAGCTTGAATAATCGGTATGAGGCTTTGCAATAACGCCTGGAATCTTAGGAGGTGGTGTGGCTTGAGCTTGGTGAGCTGCATGAGCGGCTGCGTTGGCATGAAGCTTCATGCCACCATCAGCTGGCATAGCGGCCTTTTCCATTTCACTGTCAGCTAGATACTGTCCAGGCATCCCTTTTGCCCTTGCTGGTGACTCTTCTTTCTTGACATTTTTGGTATATCCACTGGCTGACATAGATGCCTTTTCCATTTCACTGTCAGCTAGATACTGTCCAGGCATACCTTTTGCCTTGGCAGGAGCTTTACTCACTTCGTCTTTCTTGACATTTTTGGTATATCCACTGGCTGACATAGCACTCTTTGCCATAGCGGCTTGAGTAATTAACGCAAGGCTTGAACGCTTTGGTTCAAACAGCTGGGCAGAGGAGGCGGAAGTACGTCCAGACTCGAACAAGGGAGCTATTGGACCAGCACTACCAGAAGGCCCTCCACCCTGCGATGTGGTGACGGCAGGAGAAGAGGCGGCTGACGGGCCAGCCGTGTGGTCGTCAATCGTTGCACGGGGCTCTAGGGCGGTTGCAGCCCCTGTCTGCTTTTCCTTGAACATGCCCGGTTCTGCCTTCATAGCTGGCATACCAGGAGGCTTAGGCATCCCGCCGGCTGCTGACTTAGGAGCTACAGAGGGCTTTGACATAGGAGGTGCCTTTGGTGCCATACCTGTTCCACCAGCGGGTGGCTTAGCCATAGGTACAGTTGCCTTGGTGATAAGGGGATTACCACCCTGCTTATCGCCAAACGGTGCCATCTTTGCTACCGGCTTAGGCTTTTCTGTTGGCTTAGGGGTAGGCTTTCCTGCCTTTGGATCCATAAAATCAAATGGGGCAGCCTTGCCAAACACCTTGGGCTTACTTGTCCCAACAGTTACTTCACCTGAGCCATCTGATTCAATAACCTTTGACTTCTTATCGCCCGGTAGAACACCAACAGGCTTATGGGCTTCCTTCAGACGCTTGCCCGGTTCTGCCTCATGGTTACGATCAATAAATTCTTCCTTCTTAATTTTTTTACTGCCATCAGAGTTATGGGTTCCACCTGGACCAAACCTATCGCTATAATCACGCATAGAAGCGCTATGATTGGTATCTCCATAGGTACCACCACACTTGCGGCATGTCTCGGCGTCTTTGTGGTTATTGGGCTTATCTGGAGTAGGACCCCAGCCCGCAGGGATAGGTGTAAATTCGTGTATAGCTGGACGTCCTTCTTCCTTCTTAATATGCTTTGGAGTGCAGCTGCCTGAGTGTACCTTAGTGCAGCCAGGGCACAGCTCGCGCTTAGACATCTCAGCACCTAGCTCACTAAGCGCTAGGTCGTTGCCGTCCTTCTTGACTTCCTTTGGCTCAGAGGAGATGCCATTTACTGGATGGTCGGTCCACTTACGTCCTTTGCAACCACAACGCCATTGACCTGGATTGCCGTCTTTAATCTTCCACTGGACAGACTTATCGCAATGAGTACAGGTGGTGAGGGGAGCTTGGTGACCTGGACTACCTGACTTTTGTAGCTCTTTATTGCGTAGCCCAACTAGAATATCTTTGTAGCTTTCAATGCGATGGTTGAGCATCTCAACGGTGCTCTTTCGGATCTCATCTACGGTAACGTCACGGTTACGCTCAGAGATTTCTTTTAGCGATTTGGTCAGTTCAACAATAACCTCAATCGGCGTATAAGTCTTATCCATAATTTATTTAATCCTGTCCCTGTGACGCACGGTTTGCTTAACTCACTCAAAGATTGTCACTCTAAGGTCTTTTCTTAAGGGTATCGTTAGATCCTCTTAAACCCAATCCAGCCCCTTCACGAGCAATCGTACTAAGAGCCGTTTCAAGTGGTACTTTATGAGAGTGTGGATAATAGCCTTCACCAGATGGTTCAGTAAACTGACCTGTCACGGCCCGGTGTACTGCATCGTGCATCACAGTATTCAGTTCTTTATGGAAAACATCGTCGGGTATAGTGACACCTAGCCTACTTGACAGCTCGCGTTGTTTATGAGCTGCTAACCATTCCCAATGTACTGCTCTCTGTGCTTCACGAATAGAGCGGTGGGTGCCTAGCTTACCGATACGTCTACCTTCACCGTACATCGTATTTATTTGTGGGTAGGTTAACGCATGGCTTAGCTCGTGTATCTGCCTCCAGCCGTCTGTGTAGTCTTTTTCCCCGAAATCGCCGCCGCTTTCGGGAGTAGGATCGTAAATCATTAAATGTTTGGTGTTGTAATTACGGTTTGCTAAATCAGGCTTACCTAACTTACCACCCGCGTAATAGGTAGAGTAGCCACGGTCTTTAACCATTTGCTGAATCTGCGCCAATTTATTGTGATATGGATAGTGGAGTAGGTTACTTTTAGTTCCAGGCTTAATAGTTCCATAAGGCTCAGCAAATTTAGCGTATGTATGAACACCTACAGGCGCTGCTTGATCGTTTTGATGTGGTATGGCACCATCAGTATGTGGATGTGCCGCATTGGCTCTAACTGTAGCCATATCTTGTTTGTGTAAAAATGGGGACATATGGTGTGAGGTATGACCGTCATGCCAAGCATAACCATTTGGGTGAATGCCACCTGGACGCTGTACCAGTGAATCAAGCGTCTTTTTTAGTGTTGCCTTAGTCAGCCCCCTTGACTCTTCAGACTCTTCAGAGGGTTTGAATGTGCCGGGTGTATCTAGTTTTTTAGACCAATCAAAAACTAGAGATAGGTGTCCAGACTTGTCAGGTAAAGTAGTGAAGTTGTCTTCGGGTGGAGTTTTATGGACATTAGTCTGAGGTAGTGAAGGGTGATGTTTACCTTCATCTGCCCCGTTGGTGAATATAAATTCGTGCTTGCCACCCTCTGAATAAATCACTGCTTCTTGACCGAACCTTTTGCCAAGGTGCTGTAGCTGGTGACGGGTTGGGTTATATACAATAAAGCTGTTCTCTGGCTTACCGTTATAACGACCAGTAGTCCTATGATACTTAAGCCCCATACGATCTAGTTGGCGAGCTAATCCCTCATTGCCAGTAACATCTTCTTTGTTGTAAATGGGTGACTCGGCGGTGAGCAAACCAATGCTACCATTAGCAAATAGGGGATGATTGTCACGCACAGAAGCTGGTGGTGTGACTAAATCCCCTTTGCGTAATGTGTAGAATTTTACCATGATATAAAGATTGTTACCCCACTGAGTCGATTATATCAAGATTTCCAATCCACGAAACATTGTCTGGATCGGTGTCGCCCGGTAGATTTCCCGAACCAGTTATTGTAATGGGCCCGACCGTAACGCCTTGAACTGTGGAGGTGATATCCTTTGGCCAGAACTGACGTACTACTCCAGACAGGGATATAAAGCGTTCGTACACCAGCTCACTTTCGTAGCTGGCATCTACTTGCGGAGCAGAGGAAGAGATAGTTGACCTCTCAAATCCGCGCGCCTCAAATAGCCTCTGTTTATAGCGTAGTAAGGCAAATACTAGAATGCTGTGCAGGTAGATCAGCTGAGTAAAGTCAGTATTGACATGACAACCAATCGAATACGTCTCTTTCATTATGGTGCTTTCCAGTGGTAGCTTATACATAGGGGGCGCTCCCTGGAGGGTCACGTTATTCATGTTGAAAACTGTGTTGGGCGTAATGTCAAAAGAGGAGATGCCACCGGGCTGGTTGTCAGTACCTGACACGTCATTGTATACATCTATAATCGGATATGTAGTTCCTTTGATGTCAACCAGTAGCATCCCAGGGGCCAATACGATGCCAGCCAAGTCCGTCTTCCTAACCAATACCTTGCCTGTTTTGTAGTTGTAACCAGTAGGGGTAAAGGGGCCAGCTAGGTTAGTCGATTGGTCAAGGTCGATAGTGGTTTCGTAGTTCACGTCAGCTAATGTTGCCTCTGAGGTTTCAGAAGACTCCTCTAAGGCAATCGAGATGCACGGCATACGTGCAGCATCTATACGAGGTGTGATAATAACAGGGATATCAGTAGTTGCAAACCACTTCTTGGCTCTATCTATTTCTCCATCACCATACTGCAAGAAGGTGAGTGGATCCTGGGGCAAGGAAATAAAAACATAGTCAAGTAACCATGGATTAGCACGTAGGTCGTCTAAGGCTGCTTTGATAGCAGTGCGAATAATAATATCTGATTGAAAAATACCGTAAGTTGAAGACATATTATCGTGTTACCTTAAAGTGGGGCCTGCGTGGAATAACATTTTGTATACGTGGATTAACAGGTAGGCTAACAACTGAGGTTGGGCCTGGGGCATAACCGATAATGGCAGCCTGAGTAGAGATTGTTGCCGATACTGCTTCATTAAGCAATGCAGAGGCTGAAAGAGGTACTCCAGTAACTAATAATCCGCTTCCACTAAGTGAGGAAAGGTTGGAAGCTGCCAGGGGTGCCGGGGCAGAACTAATAGCCGCAACTACTGTTTCTAGTCCGTTACTGGAAGCTATCAGGCTTACTCCAGTAACTAACGCTCCACTTCCATTGAGTGAGGAAGTGTTAA